GTCATCTTTTACTTAACCTTTCTGTACGGTTTTACTTTTGCTTTTACCTTTGGTGGCTGGGGCACGAACTGTTTTCCCTGTGCTTTTCCGGCTCGCTTGGCTCTTGTTGTTGCTGCGTACTCGGCTGGGCTTAGCGCCTGTATTGCTCTTTTTGGCAGGTACCGCTCCCCCGTTTCGGACGACTTTTTGCCCGACTTGGTTGTCCACTTCTGGTCGCCCCACGCTTTGAGGCTTCTCTGCGGTTTTGCTAACGCCACTTAATTTCTCCCAGATCCAATCCCATATAAACGGCATTATTTATACCCGCCGCCTTTTGCCTTGTACTTCTTAGCCAATAGTTGTGCTTTCCTAGCAGACCATTGACCCGCACCCGTACCTTGTACAGCCGATGCTTTAATGCTTTCAAACAACGATTTGCGCATACCAGGCTTGGTATAGTTACCAGACTGATTAACCTTTGATACCTTACCGCCGTCTGCATACAGATCCGCCGCAGTTAACGAACCGGGCTTCTGTAATAATTTTCTTGCCACGGCAGAAGCGGTGCCACCTTTAGTAACAACAACGCCTTTACCGCCAACCTTACCGCCCTTGGCGTACATTTCTACATCGTTAGGGTTGTCCTTACGCTTAATAATTTTCTTACCCGGCATCTTGCTAGGCATTACAGCACCCATGCCTCGACTAGCTTTCATACCATGCGTCCTTTGGTTTTACCTTTAATTGCGCAACCATCAGCCCGCTTAGATGCAGACGAGACCATACCGCCTTTTTTCATACCTTTAGTGTTAAGTTCAGACGCTCGTTTTTTAGCGCCTTCCATACCAGACGTATCTTTAAAAAGACCTTTCTTATCTGGGAAATATTCACCGGTAGACATGCCGTCTTTTAGCACTTCACCGCGTTTTTTGTCGGGGTTGTACGTGCCTTTATATGAACCTGTGCTAGGTTTTTCAGCACCAAAAATTTTGTCACGTAGCTTAACCATAGGGTTAGCTTCGTTTTCTTCCCGTTTAAGGCGATCCACCATATCTTGTGGCAACTCATCTTTTTTCATACCATCCGTCCTCTAGTCTTGCCCCGTACGGCACAGCCGTCAGCACGGGATGATGCACTAACCTTACCGCCCTTCTTGAAGTCATAGGGCTTTTTACCAGTCTTAGGGATACCAGCAGCACCGCCACCCCCTTTAGACCGCTCAAAGATCTCGTTGATCTTAGCCATTTCTGTCTGCTGTATCAACTTGCTTCTTTGCTGGCGTTTGTCTTCAAACTCTTTGTTCTCAGCCGCCTTAGCCTTTTGATCTTTCTCTGGTGGGTTGTATTTCTCGTGAATCTCTTTGTACCCCGGATCTGCTGCTCTACCCTTTTGCAGTTGCTCAGGGCTACTGCCAAAGCCCAAATCTAATTGGGCGGCAGGAGAAATAGGATTAACACGAGAACTTGGCATTTAGCAACTTCCGCCGCCCGCCATCTTAACCATCTTGCCTTTGGTGTGACCCTTCATAACGCAACCATCAGCACGGGTTACGCCACCGCCAGCCATCTTGTGCATCTTCTTTTCATGCCCTTTAACAGCAGCCGAAGCTACTTTTTTCATCATTGGCATATCTTTTGCAATATCTGAGTGTTTCATCATTCCACCTTTTTTAAACTTTTTGCCTTTATCGGCAGTTAAAAATTCCTGTCCAACGCTGGCAGGGACTCCTACTTTCTTAGCAAAAGCAGGGTTTTTAGCCACTGCTGCCATAAAATTGTGTTGTTTTTTACTTACGCTTGGCACGAGCAATCCATCCTTGAACTGTCTTGGTTTCGTATATACGCAACGAAGTCCAAACAATACTTAGTAATGCCGCTACAGCAGGTAGCCAATCTATCAAAGTTCCTAATACGGTAACTAAAGACAGCCCGTCTAAAACGTGCTTTGTGCCTTCATTTAAGTGCTCTTTCATACCATCTTCCCTTTGGTCTTGCCTTTAACCTCGCACCCACCGCCACGTACAGTCCCGCCTTCTTTGCAGTTCCAAGCCCGCAAGGACTTGTTGATGCGGCTATCTGGGTCGTTGGCAGTTTTAGCGCTGGTTAATTTTTTCTTCATGCCCTTCATACGGGCACAAAACGAATCACGTCTTGAGCCACCCTCTGGCTGTGGACGCTTTAATCCAGGCTTGCCAGGGTTAGCTGCATTGTAGGAAGCCCTGCCCTTGGCGTTTAAGCCGCCTTCAGGGTTCTTACCTTCTTTACGAGTCCAGGCAGGGGACTTAGCCATAAAACACCGTTACGCCAGTTAAGTTAGTAACAGTTGCGTAAATACCGCTGGTTGCTAACATTCCTTCACCGGGAAGAGGCAATGCTACAACCTCATTTGCCCCCATATCAAGAGATGTAAGCCAACGAGGCCCTTGCAAACCAGTTGCTCCTGCAGTAATGGCACCGGAATTAATATCCTGAACCGTATACGTGTTTGCGGTAAGTACCGTAACAACATAGTTGCCAGAAGTACCTTGACCGCCTGTACCTGCACCTAAAACTAAACCTACTTGAGCGCCTGTAGATAAGCCGTGAGCATTGTTGGTCACTGTAATAAGCCCAGCAGCGCTTCTAGCATATGTTATAGACGTAGGAGCAGAAGTTGCATCCCATAAATATAAATATCCGGCACTCCCGCCCCCCGTAAGAGCTAAACCCTTAACACGGGTACGCCCCACAACCATTTGACTGGTTATGTTTGTATGCGCTGATAAAACGTCATATTGCATAGCCATATTGGCCTCCTAATTAGACGCTTTGTTGACCAGCATCAGCTACGTGATAAATGATCCGTCCAGAAACAGTGCCAGAAGAAGTGCCGTTAGCAGCGCTAGTAACAACAACTAAGTTAGTTGCGTTAGCTACGTTACCCAAAGAAGCACCACCACCTGTACCACCAGTAACAATAGCGACACGGCTAGCCATAGTTAAATTGGCTACAAAACCCTGTGGTACGTTAGTACCAGTAGTAGTTGTTTGACCGGGACCTACGTTAATTAGTGGGGTAAACCCTATGTCAGCACGTCCAGTACCAACCGAGCTAACGATAACTTCAGTAACAACTGCGCCGGCTGGAAGAATTAAAGCACTTCCGCCAGAAACGTTAAGTACGTTTGCAGTTGCTGCTAAGTTTGCAATAAAGAAAGGGACTGCCATAACCATGGAGCCTGCTTCTGCAGTGCGTGTTTGATCTCCACCAGTGGAGCGCCATACGGCTGAGGTAGTTGCTAATGCCATAATAAATTGTCCTTCATACAAAGTTCAGCTTATCAATCGTGTATGCGTCTGCTGGGGCAGTATGATAAGCAATTCACCCAGATAAACTAATCTTACATCAAATAAAACAAAAAGGGGAGTTTTTGGCTCCCCTTTTTCACAACATTACGCTCCTGGCGAACCAAACATTCCGAGCGGATCAGACCAACCAAACGAATAACGCTCACGAGACTTGTAACGTACGTTACCAGTATCAAAGTCGCCGTCCATCGAGTTAGCCAAAGGCATACGCTCAAAGTGCTTCATGCCGTTAGGAACATCAGTGGTCAAGAACCAAGCATTGGTGTCGGTCAGATAGTGGTTAATTGCGTAACCTTCTGGGATCGAACCATTGTTCTTCAATGCGTTTACATCGTTGTCGTTGGTACCAACACGGAGGTTAGTCTCAAGTAAACGGGTTGCAACGAACTGTAGTGCTGGTGGGATGATCAACTTACGGGGCATTGCTGCGATGAGCAAGCCACGCTCGTCTGTCCAAGCTGCGATTTGAATAACTGCGTTTTCCAACGAAGTCTCATTCAAGTCAGAGTTAGTGGAAGGACGGTTGCTGTTAGTACCACCAGAAACCAACGGATGTGAAGTAGAGAACAGAGGCACACCGTCGCCGCCGTAATACTGGCTGGAGTTGGTAAAGCCGTTGTTCAACACAGCCGCAGATTTAACCTGCTTGGTGTAAGCCATAGCACGAGCCAAAGCCTTGGTATAACGACCAGAAAGGCTGTCATACAAGTTGTCCTCGATTGCCTCTTCAGTGATGGAGAAGCCGAGGGCGATGGTTTCGTGGTTATAGCGTGCTGTAAATGCCTCTTGTGCATTGTCATAAGCGATGGCAGAACCTTCGTTTTTGACTGGTGCAGCAGAGAAGCCGGACAGCTTGGTTTCTTCTTCAAAGCTACGCTCTGATTTCTCAGTTTCGTAGATCTCTTTGTGCTCTTCGCCGTAACGCTTGTACTCTAAACCGAACAAAGCGTTTAAGCCTGGGAGCAACTCTTTAAGTAGTTGTGCGCGTGAAATAGCCATTTATATGCTCCTTAAGCGGCGTAATCAATACCCGTTGCACGGAGTATTTGTGGGTTATTCAACTTCACAATAACTTCAGTGAAGGCGTTTGCACCGGTAGCGGTTTCTGGAACTACGGCAACAACACGAACAGGCAGAGTTGCTGCATTACCAAGGTTATCGGTAGGAGTAAGCACGCCAGTGTAAGAATTACCAGTAGTAGTATTACCTTGTGGTACTTCTGGTTGGATTGCCATGTTAATACCTACAACGCTTTGGTTAACAGTTTGTACAACGCTGTTTGCGGCAACAACAGCTACTTTGAAAGCAGCCATTGGGTCGTCAACAACATAGGCAATAGCGTTTGTCGCAGCAGAATTACCGGGGTAATACTGAGCTTGAACGGTTTGACCTTGTGCGTTGGTGTACTGAACGCCCATAAACACACCATAGGTGTAGTTAGCAGCGGAACCAGTAGAGTTGTCTGTAACGCCTGATAATGCAATAGTACCCCCATCAACTACAGTCACAATATCCCCGTTAAAAATTGGAGTGTTATAAGTACTCGCAATTGGCAATTGACGGGTTGCACCAGCGTAGGGTTTGCCGTCTACGCTGTTGATTGGCTGTAAGCCATAGGGAGTTGAAACGGTTGGATAAGCCATTTAAATCTCCTAATTAAGAATTTCCATCACCAAACCCACGTCCTCTAGTTGTTGTGCTTTTACGCTCAGCAAACAAAGGCATATTTGGGTTACTGTTTTTCATAAAGCTGTTGTCTACAGATTCCATTTGCTGTTGAGCTTTTTTCTCAAAATAGTCTCTGCGGGCATCAGCCATCTCTTTTGGTTTCTTGCACAAGAGCAAGCCACCGATTTCTACATTCCCATCCTTGTTACCAGCTACTTGTAACTCTGGATAGTCCTCTGCCTTACATGGCACCCAGTGATCACGGAACCTCTGCGACACGTTAGTGTGGTTAGATTGTCCTGCGATCGACACTGCAACCCAGTGAAACTCATAATCTGGATCCGGTGCTGGATCTGGCAAAGAGCTCGGTGGTTTGTAGACATACCGAGTTGTGTTTTTTTCGCGTGATTCTTGTTCACGGGGTGTGCGGTTATTAGCCATTTTGAGCCTCCAATTTTAAAATTTCCTGTGCATACTGTTTGTGAGATAAGCCATACTTCTCTGCAAGACGAGCTTGCGTAGTCGTTAACTTAATTACTTTCTTGCCGCCCGAAGAACGGGTGGCAGGAGCCACAACATTCGCAGGTTTTTTAGTCGGCTCAGCCTTAACCGGATCAGGGCTTCCCAACATTTCCGGGAATACCTGTTTTAAGCGACCGTCGACACGATCGAAATATTCGTCTGAGCGGGGGTCTACCCCGGTGGCAACTAGTTTTTGGTGCAGCCCTAGTGCAAAGGCCGTCATTTCTTCGTACCCCGGAGACCCGAACCACTGGTTTTTTGCTTGCCAGCGCAAGGTTTTATCATCGAGCTTTGGAACTTCCGGTGACGCTTGATACGTTTGTACATCATCTTGATTATTTTGTAAAGGGGTAGGCTTGAAATTTTTTGCATTTTCAAGTTTCATCTTTGCATCTGTCAAGTTTTCTTGAGCTTCAAGCATGGCGTCAGAGTCGTAAGACTCCTGTGCTTCTTTAAACTTGCGTCGTGCCATTTCCATTTCTGCTTCAGCCTTAGCTTGTAGCGTCTCTTGGAATGTGACTTCGCCAGTCTTTACATACTCTTTGAGCTTGCGGTTCTCTTCCAGAATCTGCTTAGTCAACCGCTCAAGTTCAACTTTTTCACGCAAAGCCTCTTCTTTAGCCCGTCTTTCGTCGTGACGTGCGTGGGTGAGTTCTTTGATCCGTGCCTGCGCTCCCTTGGTATAGGACTCAATTTCTTCGTCCGTTGGGTCTTCTACTTCCCGCTCTAGGGGCTTGGCTTTGCGGTCAATTTCAGGGGTGTCGTCCTCAATCTCAATGTCCACATCGGACTCTGCCGATACGTCAATATCAATCTCGGTACTGGCTTGCGCCTCGTCCTCGGTTTCGTGAGGAAACTTAAATTCATCATTGTCTGGCATATTTTTCTCCTGTTAAACGCGGGAAATACCGCGTGGGTCTTCGACTGTTGCTTCCACCTGATCGTCATTAATCAAGCGAAACTCTTTGCCGTGGATTTTGATTCTGGTTCCCGTATAAGGGCGGGTAATAACGAAGTCGCCTTCCTTACACCACGGACCTTCTGGGAATTTCTCGGAATCATATGCGGTGGGACCGATTTTGATCACAAACAAGACCGGAGAGGTTAATTCCTCGACCTGCTTGGTTGTATCGGCTTTTACAAGACCACTTTCATACGTATCGTCAGGATCAATCAAAGCACACAGCATCCGCCAGCCTTTTGGCTCTGGTAGCGCTCTTGCCTTAACTTCTGCTGATTCGTACTCTGCATCCACTTCTGGGGCTTTTACACCCGGCGGCAGGATTAATTCTTTCTCCGGAACTGCTATAGCTTCACTCATCGTTAGCCTTCTCTATGTTGTCAGCGAGGTCAATTAAATGCCGCTCTGCGTAGGCTAGACCTCGAATCACCCCGCAAAGTTCCTTGTAAGACGCATGG